AAAGATGAAGGTAACTCTGTTGATGGTACAAAAGGTAACTGGACTATTCAAGAGGGTGCTGAACATTTATATATTTTAAATAATAAATCAGGTAAAAAATATAAATTTAAATTAGAGGAAATTTAATGATTTTTAATTTTGACACAAAACAATACGATAGCGAAAAATTATCCGATCAAGGTAAAGTGTATTTATCAAAGCTTCAAAATATAGTTGCTAAAAAACAAAATTTAACTTTAGAATTTAATGACTTAGAAGTTCTACAAAAACATTATTCTGATTTATTAAAACCAGAATTACCTAAAGAAGAAAAAGAAGAACAAAAAACAGGAGCCTAATTCATGGCTCTAGGAATTAGTGCATATTCAGAGACACCTTTTGGTGCAGAGGAATCCAGTGTAATTGTATATCCATTAGGTATTGAGTTAACAACTCAAGAAAATTCAGGTATCGTTAGTATAGATGTAGATGTTTCTGTAACAGGTCAAGCTTTGACTTCTACTTCAGGAACGGCAGATGGATCTTCATTAGTGGTTACTAATCTAACCGGTCAAGCTTTAACAGCAGCAGAGGGAACTCTTGACCAATCTTCAAACCAAGAAATTGACGTAACAGGTTTTGATTTAACTTTTAACCTAGCTAATTCTACACAGGATACGTTAACAGCTTTTGGCGAAGCACCTTTTGCAACATTAAGTCCAGCTACATTCCTTATTCCTGTTGAAGTATTTACTACTGTCGGCGGTATTGTTGGAACATTCCCTCTACCTATGTCTTTAGGTAATGTTACGGAAATTACAGGAGATGCTCTTGTTACTTTAACAGGTTTCCCATTAATAATGCAGGAAAATACTCCAGGGGTTGTTGGAGATGCAAATGTTTCGCTTACAGGATTTTCAACACCATTGGTTTTAGGAACTGCTCAAGGATTTACTGATGTTACAACAGAAGATGTAACCGGTATAGGACTTAACATAAATCTAGGAAGTGTTGTTGCTTTTGCTGATGTAGACGTTTCGGTTACGGGTCAAGCAATGACTATGCAGGAAAATACTCCGACAGTTATTGGAGATGCAAATGTTTCTGTAACTGGGATAGGATTTACAGCAAATCTTGGAACAGCTGAATTAGATGCAAATACTTTAGTAGATTTGACAGGTCAAGCAATGACTATGCAGGAAGGAACTGCAACAGCACCAGATTCATTAGCTATATTAACAGGAATTGAAATGACAATGGCTGAAGGAAATGTTAAAAATATAATGTGGAGTGAAGTAAATACAGGAACAATCCAACCATGGACAGAAGTTGACACTGCTGCATAAATACAATATTATAATATAATTTAAGGAATTTAAAATATGGCAAATTCAACATCAGCTAATTTAAAATTAACGGTTCAAGCAACTGGTGAAAACTCAGGTACTTGGGGACAGATCACAAACACAAACTTACTTATTCTTGAACAAGCAATTGGTGGATATGATGCTGTTGGAGTTACTTCAGGTGCAACGTTAGCATTTTCAAATGGTGTTTTATCAAATGGTAAAAATCAAGTATTAAAGTTAACAGGAACAATTTCAGGAAACGTTAATGTAACTATTCCTGATTCAATTGAAAAAACTTATATTGTGGAAAACGCGACAACAGGAGAACACACTGTAACATTTAAAACATCCTCTGGTACAGGTGTAACTTGGACAGCAACTGATAAAGGGACCAAAGTTCTTTACTCTGATGGAACAAATATTGTAGAAGGACTTAGTTCAGTTGGAGCTGTAACAGCCACAGGACATCTTGTTCCCGGTACCACGGATACTTATGACTTAGGAGCTTCCGACAATGTATGGAGAAACATATATACAGGAGACTTACATCTTTCTAATAAATTTAAAGAAAAAGGTAATATAGTCGATGGAACTAAAGGAAATTGGACTTTACAAGAAGGTAAAAATGATATATTTATGATAAATAATATATCTGGAGAAAAATTTAAAATTAATTTATCTAAGATAAAAGGAGATTCATAATGGGAATATTTTCAGGCGGAACAGAAATCATAAATAATGGAGAGCTGTTAGAAGGTGGTATCCCAACAGCAACTATTGTGCCATGGTCAGACTCAACTGTCCCATCTGGATTTTTAGAATGTGATGGTTCAGCTGTTTCAAGAACAACTTATTCAGCATTATTTGCAATCATAGGTACTACTTATGGTTCAGGTGATGGTTCAACAACTTTTAATGTTCCTGATTTAGCAGATAACGTACCTGTTGGAAAATCTAATAATAAAGCTTTAGCATCAACTGGTGGAGCAAACACTGTCACTAACTCTGGTAACGTTGGTACTAACACCAACACCAATATTAACGTTACAGGTAACGTTGGCGGTTCAACAGCCAATGCAACTTTATCAGTTGCACAACTTGCTTCTCACAATCACCAAATAGAAGTGCCAATTGCTGCATCGCCTAATTCACAAAGTCAAGCGGTTCAATCAAATCCAACTAGAATTGGTCAATTAGCACTTGCAGATGTTAATGAGAATACAGGTTCGGGTGGAGGACACTCTCATAATATGAGTGCAAACTTTAGTGGTAGTGGTAATGCATCAAGTTCGAGTACAAGTAATTTTTCGGGTAGTGCAAATTCAGTTTTACAACCTTATTTAACCGTTATTTATATTATCAAGACATAGGAGAAAATATGGCAACAAACGCAAATTGGACAATAGTATTTGACGATAAATTAATTATAAAACAAAAGGGTGATGATGCAGGTCCATATATAATTGATGATAATACTTTTTGGAATCAATCTAAATTTTCAAATATTTGGGCTATTCAACACGACTCATCTAATACTTCTGATGAAGTAGAATACAGAGATGAAACTCCTCACTCGTCGTTTACAGATGCAAATATCGGAGATATTAGTCAATTCACTGATAAATGGGACGCAGCTCATTTAGCTAAATTACAAGCTAATTGGGACAACGATAATGTTGATGGTGAAACTGACGCTGAAAAAATTACTAGATTAGGCGCTAGACCTACTTCTTATTCTTCATAATTTAAAAAATTACTCATAATATATCTGGGGCCACAGTTTTTTTCAAATTGTAATGAACAGTGATAAATTTTAGGATCAAAAATAATTGCTCTATTTTCTTTGAATCCTATATGAGAATGTAAAATATAATCTTTATTAACTTTATCATAAAAACCTGTACCACTATTCATTAATTGATCTCCCTTTAAATATATCAAACAGTTTATATCATTAGGTATATCTCTATGAGGAGTTGCTTCTACATGTTTAGTACTTAAAAAATAATTATGATCATAACTTTTTGTATTAAGTCCCATATTTTTTAATATGTTTTTCATTTCTTTTACAGCAAAGTGATTAAAATCTAATGAATAATTAAAGTATATTTTTTGATAAATATTTTGGCTTTCTTTTTTAACAGTTGTATTTCTGTTCATAAACAAACATTGTGAAATATCAAAAAGTATTTTATTATAAATTTTTTCGTTAAAAAAATTATCTTTTATCATTAAATAATCTTTTATTTTTATCACGGCTTTAATATCATCCACGAAGTTACAATATATTTTTCACCAGATAATGGTGGATTACCTCTATGTAAATATGGAAATCCTGCAGGCCAAATAACAATTCTACCTGTTTTAGGTTTAACTCTTCTAGAAAAATGTAAAAATTCTGTTTCGCCTCCTTCTTCAACATCATTTAAATATATAGAAAAAACAAAAGCTCTGGTTGTTAAGTCGAATCCTCTACCATGTTCTATGTGCCAAACATGATAACCCTCTGTAGGCAAGGTTTTTTGAATTTTTAAAGTAGTATAATTAAAAGGATTGCCATCATAAGAATCTTCAGCTCCTACATTTGCATTATAGTGTTTCCACGCTATATCAAAGTTAAACAACATAGTTTTTGCAGACTCCCACCAAACATCTATATTTCTGTCGCTTGCAAAAAATTGTTGATCTTTTTTTTGTGTAATAGAAGATTTTTCATTTAAAAATCTATCAATGGTTTTATTGAATTTATCTTGGTCTTCATATAGTTTAATTACTTCATCGCATTGTTGTTTAGTAATGTAATTATCATACACACCTATAAAATTAGTTATATCAGCTTTTTTTTCGTTCATTTAGTTCTTCCAATTTTTTTTCAAAATTAAATTGATTAAATTCTTGTATATTAAATACTACACAATATCTATTATCTTCATATTTAGATTCTTCAAAACCATGTACAACCTCGGGAGGAAATATATAATAATTTCCAGGTTCAGGTGATATTTTTAAATTTAATTCAGGAAGAATTAAATCAGAACCTTTTGTTAAATATAATATACCATGCAAACAAGGATGTGAATGATAGTTTAGACTATCTCCTTTTTTTATTTCATTTCCCCAAGCATTTACAACACCATATTTTTCACTGAAATATTCAAATATTTTAGGATGAGTTAATTGATGTTTATTAATCAAATAAGTCATAAAATTATTAAACATAGGATTGTTTACAAAATGAGTCCATTTTGTCATTCCTCCTTTTACGTTGGTATAATTTTCCATATCTACATTTAAATTATTTTTAATATTAATAATAAAATTATTAACAACATCTATATAAGGGTAATTACCAAAAATTATATTTACACTTCTAGGATAAGTAATATTTAAACTATTTTTACTTTCATCTAATTTATTATTTTTATTTAATATACTAATCATTTATTGTATAAATATTTGAATTGTTTTTCTAGGAACCAATGGTTTCATAACAGGGTTTACTTTATGATTAAAGGGGGCTTTAATTATGACTAGTGAATTACCAACTAAAGGTATAAAACCGTTAGAATTTTTATCCGTAAATAAAAGTTCACCACCAAATTTAAAGTTCCATCTTCTATTTATATAATAAGTTACACCATAAACATGTCCCGTGTCATTATGCCAATTAATACCAGAACCATTTTTCATGGAATGAATTAAAGGTTTATAACTTTTAATTTTTAATTTATGAAACAAATTGTTTTCTAATAGTATTTTTATTTTTTGAAGGGGTGGGTAATTAATATCTAAACCTGTATTATCAACAAAATTTTTATAGCCATATTTTAATTTTTTTCCCCAAGTTTTTTTAGTTGATTTTAATACTACTAAATTACTTTTAAATACATCATAATGTATTTTTTTATAAGTAGGATAATCTAAAAAATTTTGAATATAATAAAGTTTATCTGGTATTGAATACACTAATTTCATGATCCTAAAAAACAATTTATTGAATACCTAACACCTTTTGTTACAGGCTCAGTTCCATGAATCCAAATTAATTCTGCCGGGAACAACATACCATCTCCAGTTTTAAAAGACTCTTTTACTTGACCATTAAAAAATCTAAACTCTCCTCCTTCATAATCTTCATTTAAATTTAAAGTACAAGAAGCTCTTATATTTCCTCCTATATCAGTATGGTCTTCAATACATTCTCCTTTTTTGTATTTTAGAATACGAATATTATTTGTTTTACTAATAAAAGTATTATCAAAAGTAGAACATATATTTTTTTGAATATGTAAAACATAATTAGTTATCATTATTGACAAATACATTTTAGATATATTTAATGCTTCTTTTATATGTTTATTAGGATTAGTAATTCGTGATAAGTTTAGACAGTTAAAATTATCTACTTTAATTTTTTTATCTTTATATTTATAACTTTGTTCTGGACCTGATAATTCAGAATATTTTTCAAAGGTTTCTATTAATTTTTGACATACATTTTTAGGGACTAACCCATTGATTCTATACTTTAAATCTGATATTTTGTGGTTATAGGACATAATTTATGTTACTTTCATTCTATACAAAATTAATATATAAAGCATTATATGCTACAAAAATTAAATTTCAAGCCTGGTTTTAACAAAATGATCACAGATTCCGGAGCCGAGTCTCAATGGGTTGATGGTGATTTTGTTAGATTTAGATATGGACTACCTGAAAAAATAGGAGGCTGGAATCAACTTACGACTTCAAGTTTAACATTACCAGGCCCAGCGCGTGCACAACATTCGTGGACATCTTTAGCGGGTGAAAAATATGTAGCAATTGGTACATCACAAGGTTTATTCTTATATTATGAAGAACAGTTTTTTGACATCACACCTTTAGATACAGCAATCACTGGAGCTGATTTTGATGCAACATCTGGTTCTGCTACAGTTACTGTAAATAAAACAGCACATGGATTATTAGATGGAAGGTATGTAACATTTTCATCTGTTACGGTTCCAACAGGCTCGGGTTATGCAACATCTGATTTTGAAGATAATACTTTTGAGGTTTTAAATAAAACTGCAAACACTTTTGAGATTATTATGCCATCTAATTCAGCAGGCACGACTTCTGGAACAGGGTCTGCACAAATAGATCCTTATATAGTTGTAGGTCCTACTTTTCAAACTGCAGGTTTTGGTTGGGGTACAGATACATGGAGCTCAAGTACATGGGGTACTGAAAGTGCGACCAGTGACGTGGTTCTAGATCCAGGACTCTGGAGTTTAGATAATTTTGGTCAAATATTAATTGCAACTGTTCATAATGGTAAAACATTTACTTGGGATGCAGGAGCCTTAAGTGCAAGAGGAATTAGAGCAACCGTTATGAGCGGTGCACCTACTGCATCAAGATTAACACAAGTATCAGACAGAGATAGACATGTGTTTCATTTTGGAACGGAGACAACTATTGGTGATTCAACGACTCAAGATCCAATGTTTATTAGATTTTCTAATCAAGAAGATTTTAATACTTATACTCCAACAGCAACAAATACCGCAGGAACATTTAGAGTTGATAAAGGTAATAAAATTGTAGGAGCAGTGTCTGGTAAAGACTACACATTAGTTTTAACAGATAGTTCTGCATATGTCATTCAATATGTTGGACCACCTTTTACATTTAGTGTTAGACAAGTTGGTACCAATTGTGGACTAATTGGACAAAACGCACTTAGTTATTCTAATGGTGTTGTGTTTTGGATGTCAGGTGAAGGTGGATTTTTTATGTATGATGGTACAGTTAAATCTATACCATGTTTAGTTGAAGACTTTGTATTTACAACTACAGGAGATAATTTAGGGATTAATTATAATGCAAGCGATATAATATATTCAGAACACAATACTTTATATAGTGAAATAAATTGGTTTTATGCAAAAAATGGCTCTGATCAAATTGATAGATGTGTGACTTATAACTATGGAGAAAACTGTTGGACAACATCATCATTAGCAAGAACTTCTTACATTGATCAAGGTGTTTTTGATTTACCATATGCAACTGAATATGATAAAACAGCTATACCTAATTTTCCAATACAAGGTATAACAGCAACCTATGGTGCATCAACTTACTATGCTCATGAAACCGGAACCGATCAAGTCAATAGCTCGGGTACAACATCAATTGATGCATACATTCAATCCGGTGATTTTGATATATCTGCTAGACAAAGTGCTTTGGGTCAGACAACAGGAGCTGCTGATTTAAGAGGCGATGGTGAGTTTATTATGTCTATGAAACGATTTATACCAGACTTTAAAGTATTAACAGGTAATTCAAAAGTAACACTATTATTAAATAATTATCCAAGTGATACAGCATCCAGTTCACCTCTTGGACCCTTTACAATAACATCATCCACTGATAAAGTAGACACTAGAGCTAGAGGAAGACTACTTGCAATTAAAATAGAAAATGATGCTATAGGTGAGACTTGGCGTTATGGAACA